TTGGTGCTCAACATATCAAGTGTCTCCGCTCCAGCTATAACTAATGCAGCCAGTGGAGATTTATTAACATCAGAAATAACAGTATCAATCCTAACGAGCTGGAGTTAAAAATGAGCACACAAGCAGAAGACTTAGCCTTCTTAATCAAGACAGGCCAGATCAAAGAAGCACCAAAACCAACTGCACAAACAAAGAAAGATGAGGAATAACAATGGCAATTTACTTAAATAACAATGTTGGTGTTAAGTTGGCAACAGCAGCAGCCAAGACAACACCTTCTATTGATATCTCTGCATACGTAACCAATGCAGTAATCAACCAGGTAGCAGATGAGCTAGAAGTAACAGCGATGGGCGATACAGCTCATAAGTTTGTTGCTGGCCTACAATCTGGCACTTTAACACTTGACTTTATCAATGACTGGGCATCAAGCCAAGTAATGCAAACACTTAACGATTGCTTTGGAGCAACTATCTCTGTTTCAATGATTACAGTTAAGGGCACAGCTGTATCAGCGGCTAATCCAACCTACCAATTCTCAATTCTGGTAAATAACCTAACCCCAGTGGGTCAAGGCGGCGTGGCTGAGATCGCTACTTCATCTGTAACATTTACTATAAACTCCGCAGTAACAGTGTCCCCATCGGTGGCATTCTAATTAAGGAGTAATAATGGCAAAGCTAAAGATAACAAGGGCTAATGGAGAAGTATCAGAGCACAAGATAACTCCAGGTGTCGAGTACGCTTTCGAATTAAAGTACGGATCAGGAATTAGCAAAGTCCTACGTGAGCATGAACGTCAGACAGAAATATTCTGGTTGGCTTACGAGTGTTTACGTAGGGCTGGTGCGCAGATACCTTTGTGGGGCACAGAGTTTATTGACACTCTCGAAACTGTAGAGGTATTAGACGAAGAAAAAAAATAATACCGCGTAATTCAATGATTTATACGATAGCCAGTCTATCGGTTGAAACAGGAATTGCGCCGCAAGAGTTTATGGATATGGATACGGATATGTATACAGCCATTATACAAGTTTTAACCGACAGAGCTAAGGAGATCAAAAATGCCAGTAGAGGTCGTAGGCGTTAAAGATGTCCTAGCAGGTTTAGAGTTTATTGATGAAGATATGCGCCAACGCATTAGGACTGCTATTGATCCTTTAATGCGTGGCGTAGCATTCAAGGCCAAAGGATTTGTTAAGGCTAACGAAAATGTATTGTCCGGTTGGGCAAAGGCATCTGGCAATCCTGGTACGTTTCCTAAGTATGATTCAAATGTGGTCAGAGCTGGTATTGGCTATAACCCAGGAGAAAACAAAACATTTAGAAATGGCTTTAAGGTTAGCAACTATGTTTACAATGCAAGCCGCCCAGGTGCAATTTATGAAGTGGCAGGCCGTTTAAATCCACAAGGTCGCGCCCCATTTCAAATGACACCATCACAAGGCGCAAGCGGTACATATACTAAAAAATCTACAAGAAGTCGAGCATTACAACAATATAATTCTAATAACCCATTTGCTAGCCAACAATTCGTGGCCGCATTAGAGCCAGTTACAACTCAACCTAAAATTAAAGATATTAGAGGCGGTGGCCGTAAGACCAAGGGTCGTTTAATTTATAAAGCCTGGGCACAAGACAGCACAAAGGTTTATGATGCAATATTAAAAGCCATCAATGCCACAGCTATTGACTTTAATAAAAAAACAGAGATTAGGAAGGCAGCATAATGGCCAACGTAGTCGTCTCCGCTATTGCCACCTTTAATGGTAAGGCACTTAAAAAAGGTCAAAAGGATCTAAACGCATTTGATAAACAAGCGCAAAAATTAGGTAAAACACTTAATAGAGCCTTTGCTACTACAGCTTTAGTGGCATTCAGCAAGAAGGCAATCAATGCATTTGCAGCCGATGAGCAAGCCGCCAAATCCCTTGCCGTACAGCTAGAAAATACTGGCAACGCATTCAGGGTAGATGAAGTAGAAACCTATATCGCAGGCTTACAAAACCTTTACGGAGTATTAGACGATCAACTACGCCCAGCCTTCCAGACTTTATTAAACGCTACTGGATCAGTAACTCTTAGCCAAAAAGCCCTAGAAACTGCATTAAACGTTAGTGCGGGCACAGGTAAAGACCTAGCAAGCGTGGTGGCTGCAATAGCCAAGGGTGCATCTGGCACTACAACATCATTACAAAGATTAGGCACAGGATTAGATAAAGCAACCCTAGCCAGTGGCGATATGAATAAGATCATGGCCGCGCTTGACAAGAAGTTTAGTGGCCAAGCATTAGCCAGATTAGACACTTATGCAGGCAAGATGGATCTGTTAAAAGTAGCAGCTGCCAATGCTACGGAGATTATAGGCAAAGGTTTAATAGATGCCCTTACGGCATTAGGCAAAGATAACTCAATAGACCAAGCCGCTAACTCTATGAATGGGTTTGCCAATGCTATTGCCAATACTGCCAAAGGCATGGGCGAGTTAATTGGACAGGTTAAACAGATTATAGATAGCGATGTTGGTAAGTTTTTACTAGCCATTACGGCTCTGTTGACCCTAGGCAAGAAACAGTTAATAGTAGGTGCTGCAGGTTTAATTGCTTACGATATTGGCAAAACCCAAAAACCTACTTCTAATTTTAGTTATGGCGCAGGCAATCCTAGAGCCGATCTAATTCTACAGAAAAAATTAACAGCTGCTAAAAAAGATGAATATAACATTATAACTGCATCTAATAAGCAGCGCACAGATATTGACAAACTTAAAGATAAGTTTGATTTAGAGCGTATTGGTTTGGCGGCAGCTCTAAACGGCACTATCACCGCAGAAGAAAAACTAAGAATTAACGCATTACAAGCTATAGCAAATAATGATGAGGCTTTGGCTAAGAAGATATTGGCAGAGATGGCAGCCGCAGAAGCTGCTAAGAAACTAGGAGATGCAGCCGCACAATTAGAAGCCGCCTTCAGGGCTACTATTGCAAGATTAGCCATTTATGATCCAGTGAAAAATATTGCACCAGGACAAACTGGACCTTTTATTTCTAATGTGCCATCTACGCCATTTTTGGGAACTCCCTTTGGTCAGGCAGGTGGTAACACTGGAGCGATTAATTCAACGCCTGTAAATGTAACTTTAGAGTTAGCCCCTAATGCTGGAGAGTTTGGACAGTTGATTTACAACTCATTTCTAATAAATCAAAAGAATGGATTAAACCAGACTGTTAATGGCGGGTTGTAATGCCAATACCTACAATCAATGCGGTAATTAACTTCTCTACTGGCCCAGCATTCGCACAAACAATGATTTTAGATTCAGGCATTTTAGGAACTAATATATTGGCTGATAACACATCTGTAATTGTTGACGTATCCGATCAGGTTAATTTAGTACAAACTAGAAGAGGCCGTAATGCCTTATCCGATGAGTTCCAAACTGGCAATTTAACTCTGCGCATAGTAGATCAGAATGGCGATTTTAACCCAACTAACCCAGCGTCGCCTTATTATGAACTTTTAACTCCTATGAAGAAGGTGCAGATAACTGCAACCTACTCAGGAGTAACATACCCAATTTTTTCAGGTTTTATTACTTCCTACGTAAACAGTCAGCCTAAAGATGCAACAGAGATTGCCTATACAACTATTACAGCTGTAGATGGCCAGAGATTAACCCAAAATGCTCAGATTTCTACTGTTACTGGTGCTACTGCTGGAGACTTATCAGGCACAAGAATTAACCAAATCTTAGATCAAATATCATGGCCTACTTCCATGCGTGATGTAGATGCAGGTTTAACTACCCTACAAGCAGATCCAGGCACTAATAGAACTTCTTTATCTGCATTACAAACTGTAGCCAATAGTGAGTATGGTGCTGTTTACGTTGATGCTTCGGGTTCCTTTGTTTTTCAAGACCGATCTGTTACGGCTGGATCCATTGCAGGAACGCCTACAGTTTTCTCTGATACTGGATCAGGCATTTATTATGCCAATGCTATATGGAAACTAGACGATACTCTTATATTTAATAAATCAACAGTAACTAGATCAGGTGGCACGGCCCAAGTAGCTACTAATCAAGCATCAATAGACAAATATTTCTTACATTCATACTTCCTAGATGGCCTGTTGATGCAGACTGATGCTGTAGCCCTAGATTATGCTCAGGCTTATACCGCTTCTAGAGCTGAGACTTCTATCCGGTGCGATGCTATTGAACTTGATCTATACACACCAAACTACAACACAGGCATTATTGCGGCTTTAGGGCTAGATTTTTTTGATCCTATTACTGTTATTACGACTCAGCCAGGTGGATCTACCTTAGAGAAAACCCTACAGATTTTCGGAGTAGCCTTTAACATTACCCCGAATAGTTGGAAAACCACGTTTACAACATTAGAGCCCGTTATAGACGCTCTGATTTTAGATAACAATATATACGGCACTTTAGACTATAATGTGCTTAGTTACTAGGGAGATATAATGGCAAAACAGACGTTTACGACCGGGCAGGTTCTTACAGCTGCTCAAATGACTTCACTGCAACAAACCGCCATGTGTGGTGGTGCTGCATCTGCGAAAACTGCAAGTTATACATTAGTAGCTGCCGATGCTGGTGGTGCTATATCTATGAACAGCGCAACCTCTACAACGATTACAGTTAATACAGCATTATTTGCAGCTGGAGACACAGTATTTATTACTAATTTAGGTGCTGGGATTTGCACTATTACGGCTGGTACTGCAACAGTTAACTCATCTGCTTCATTAGCATTAGCACAATACGAAAGCGGATTTTTAGATTTTACTACCACATCTGCGGCTATATTTGTTAAGGGTTCTGGTGCGGCTGCTGCAAGCGGTGGGATGACCTTGATTAGCACTACGGCTTGTACTGGAACAAGTGTTGTTCTGTCATCAATTCCTGGTACTTATACTAATTTACAAGTAATTATTGATAATTTTGCACCATCCGCTGCCGCAAAATTAGAGGCAAGATACAACGGTCAAGGTGGTACAACACACCAGTCGGCTTATTTTAGTTTAGGTAGTACCACTTTTCTTAATCCAACTAGTAAAACAAGCCAAGCACGCTTAACTGATGCTAATTTAAGGGCGTCAAATAACGAAACTAGATTGTTTATGAATATTCCTTACTATTCAAGCACAGATAATCAGAAAAAACTTACACAATTTCAGCTTGCTGGTCAAAATACTAGCAACCAAGATACTCAATCGATGGGATATATTATGTATCAACAAAATAATACTGCTATTACACAATTAGAGTTTTTTTGGGATACCGGAACAACTTTTGCAAGCGGCACAGCATATCTTTGGGGAATTAAATAATGAGCAGACCAACAATAAGAATACATAATGTAACAACAAATGAAGTTTTTGACAGAGAAATGGACGATGCTGAGTTTGAAGCATATCAAGATAGGCAAAAGCAATATTTAATGGAACAAGCCGAAACTAAAGCAAAGGCATCTGCTAAGGCTGATTTATTAAAAAAACTTGGCATTACAGCTGAGGAAGCCGTTTTACTTCTTTCATAATGAAGCCTTGGTTATGCGCTGCTGGAGTAGAGCTTAGAGATGCCGTTACTACCTGGTATCCAGATAGGCGCACTACCAGTGATGGGTGGATTGGTGATGCTCGTCATGCCGCCAGAAAATCGGATCATAATCCAGACAGCACCGGATGCGTGCGAGCCATTGATATTGATTCTCGCTTGGATTCATCCGAGGGGCTCTCGGTTTATCTGGCTGACCAGATCAGAATCTGTGCAAAAACCGATAAGCGCATATCTTACGTAATACATAACGGCATGATTGCTAGCAGGATTCTTAATTTTAAGTGGCGCAAATATTCAGGATTTAATAAACACACAAAACACATCCACGTTAGCTTTACAAAAGCTGGCGATAAAGATGGCAGAGCGTTCGATATACCACTACTAGGGGGCAAAATATGAACATGAAAAATCCTTACATTTTAACCGCTGGTGCATTCTTATCAGCTTGGGCAGCATCCAATTTTGCGGCTGACTATCGCTCAATTCTATGGGCAATATTGGCTGGAGTATTTGGTTATGCAACTCCTAAAAAATGAGTCCCGCAGATTGGGCCGCCTTTGGGGCTGGCGTTATTGCCGTGCTATCAAGCGTGCTAATCGGATTACGTTTTTTAGTTAAAGGTTGGTTAAACGAATTACGTCCTAATGGTGGATCTAGCATGAAAGATCAATTAACTAGATTAGAGCAGCGTGTTGATGATCTGTTTTTAATTATTAGTAAGCGACAATAATCACATGGCTAATACACGTAAGCGAAAAAAGGTCAATAGGCGCGTGGTGCGTAAATCACCCGATCCTTTATCTAAGCTAGAAGTGTTTTATATAGCCAAGCATGAGATGTACAAAGCAGCACGTAAGGCTGGATTTAGTGAGCCCCTTGCCCTGGCTCTGATGGATAGTCCGTCGTCTATGCCCGACTGGGTAGTAGGTGAAGACGGCATTATCCCATCTATTCCTACTCCAGATGAGGATGACGATTAAGCGCGTATCGTTTGTCAGTGATCTTCAAGTTCCTTTTTATAATGATGCAATAGTTAAATCAGTAGGCCGTTTCCTGGCTAAATGGAAACCCCATCGCACGATTTGTATAGGTGATGAAATTGATTTGCCACAGCTAGGCGGTTTCAACGCTAACACTATTGATGAGATGGTCGGCAACATTCACGAAGATCGACAGCTGACCCAAGAAGTATTAAGTTATCTAGGCGTTACAGATGTGGTAGGCAGCAACCACGGCATTAGACTTTACAAATCCATTAAAAGACGATTACCGAGTTTTCTTAATTTACCGGAAATGCAATACGAGCGATTTATGGGCTACGACAAGCTAGGTATCAAGTTTGCGCCACAGGGCATTGATTGGGCACCAGGATGGATAGCAGTCCATGGCGACACATTTCCTATATCTCAAATACCTGGTCAAACGGCCTTAAATGGGGCTAGAAGGCATGGAAAGAGCGTAGTGTGTGGTCATACCCATAGATTAGGGCAAACGGCCTTTACAGAGGCATCTAGAGGCCAATTTGGGCGTACTGTATGGGGTGTCGAAGTCGGTTGTATGGTATCGTTAAGTTCAAGCGGTATGGCTTATACGAGGGGCTATGCCAACTGGCAGACAGGATTCGCAGTTGCCTATGTGCACGAGCGTAAAGTCCAAGTTGTTACTATTCCTGTCAATTCCGACGGCAGTTTTATATTCGAAGGCAAACTTTACAGATAATTCGTTATACAAACGTTATATAAATTACGCCCTAAATAATCCACAAAGTCGTACACAGGTGCAACACTATGCCTGTACCGCAAAGTTTGCGGACAGATAGGGCTATATGGATCTAAAAGAAGCTGGCCTATTATGGGTAGCCTGTATGGTTGCAATAATAGTGCTTTATGGCATGTATGAGAATGCAAAGCAAACACATTACTGGCGAGGTCGTAAAGATGGCTGGGACATGCACCGCAGAATGATTGAAAACAAAACTAATGCCGACAACAACTGAGAAGTTATTCAATGAAGCTGTCCAGCTTGTCCAGGAACGAGGTGTCGTTTACGGACACCCGATTTACAATATGCAGCGCATCGCTAAAGGATTCAGTGCATACATGGACTATCCGCTCATGCCTCACGACATACCGATGTTCAATATCATTCAAAAAATCAGCCGTCTCAATTCGTCTCCTGGACACCACGACAGTATTGTGGACATCTGTGCATACGTGGCGATCTACAAACTATGTATTGATGCAGAAAAAGACGGAGAGTTTGATTGGAAAGAAGGTGAGTAATGGCGTTTAATCTAGATGATTACACCACGGTTCAAGAAAGATCAAATATATTTTGGGAAAGGTATCCAAATGGAGCAGTACGAACAAGGATTATCGCGGAGTCAGACACTCGAATCGTTGTTGTTTGTGAATTATTTAGGGAATCAACTGATACACAACCATTCGCAACAGGTCACGCGAAGGAAGTCATTTCGGATCGTGGGGTCAATCGTGACTTTGCGCTTGAAAATTGTGAGACTTCAGCTCGAGGCGTTGCTTTTAAGACGGCTAATATCGGTACTGAAAAGAATGGACCAAGTAGAGAAGAAATGGTCCGAGTAAATGAAAAGCAATTTACACCTAAATATGGCAGACCAGGAAGTAAATCAGCTGCGATGGAAATGGCGTTACATATTGTGGACACACAATCTAAAGAGAATAGCAACGAGCCTATTCCTGTTGCTTGGTCTATTGGCGAAAGTGTTGCAGAAATTGGTGAAGTGGTTGATGTTGGTTTTACTTGCCGGCATGGTGATATGGTAAAGAAAGAGGGCATCGCCAAGGCTACAAATAAACCATATGCAGGTTATGTATGCACTGCACCGAAAGCCGAACAATGTGATGCTAAGTGGGCAAAACTTACAGCTGCTGGTACGTGGTATTGGCCGGATGATTCTGAGTTAGGCAAAGGTGGTGAATAAATGGCTAATCCGACAATTATCAATAAAATCCATGAAGCCAATGTAACAATAAAAAATGGAAGAACTTATTACAAATTTACTCTATGTAATGGAGAAGGTTATGTGTATGTCATTCCAAAACTTGAATGCGATTGCAAAGGGGGTGAATAAATGGGATATGTAGAAATCTATAGAGGTGGACCTTACCTGGAGCGCATGGAAAACGACCAGGTAAAGTTCATACCTTCAAATGATTTATGTATAGCTTGTAATGATGACAGGTTAATACATAGTGGTAATTATTTGATTTGTACTCAATGCCAATGTAGGCAATAAGGATATTATCATAATGTACCCACAATTCAAATGTAATGGCTGTAAGGCTAAAACCGAGTTCTTATGGTTAGAGCAATTAGATACGCCCGAAGGCTTCAAGGCATATCAGTGCATGTCCTGCGGTTGCGTGGGTATTAAGAATATAGCCGAAGCTTTGCATATTCCCGACAGTGATATATGCAGATGCAGTAAGTGTGGTGGATGGAAGTTTCTCACCGTGGACTGCCACACTTGCCACTTGATTGGAGCAAAATAATGCCTACTTATGAATACAGCTGCGGCGAATGTGGCACTTATGGATCTATACATAAATCTTATGAAGACGAAATTTCCGGTATAGATTGCCCGAAATGTAATTTACAAATGTCTCGCATTTATTCAGCACCTGGCTTAATCTTCAAGGGTGATGGTTGGGCAGGTAAACCATGAGTGAAGCTGGCTACGATTACAACTGGATCGATCAGTACAACATTGTGCCATTCTACGACACGCCTGCTGACCTGCGGTTATGTTAATTAATTTGACAAGGCATGCTACCCTAAACAGAAAGCGTTCGATCTTAAATCGAAAAGCTGGGCCGCCAAAGGCTAGGCCCGGAAGGCGCAGAGTTTGGGCCACCCTATTGCTAATTGCATTTAGCAGTTGCTTTTCAAAAGATTATTCCGTTGCAGCTGATACCACAAATCATTATCGTCAGTGGGCTTTCATACAGCTGAATAACTTAGATGAGTTCTATTGTTTAGATTACTTATACTTTAGAGAATCTAGGTGGAATCCTAAAGCCAGGAATGGTAGTCATTATGGCATACCACAAGGTAGGTCTAAATGGCTTAGCACTGTTAATGGATATAAGCAAGTAGAGTGGGGTATTAAGTACAACATGAACAGATATGGTTCTATGTGTAAAGCATTAGATCATTATAAGCTAAAGGGTTGGCATTGAGTGAGCGTGAGTTAGGTAGTGGTAAGTGGAAGAAGCTACGCATTACCATATTAGATCGTGATGGTTGGCAGTGTGCAATATGCAACAAGCCAGCGCATACAGTAGATCACATCATTCCACGCGTTAAAGGTGGTGACATGTGGAGCCCAGATAATCTACGTGCTATGTGTAAATCATGTAATAGCTCTAAGGGTGGGCGTTTTTTTAGCCACAAGGCTACCCCCCCTGTCTTTCTGAACTCTTCTCTCCCTGAGACAGTCCGAACCGTTCCGGATTCGCCCTTTATTAAACCTGATACGCTTAACTTCGATGCAGAATGATGCGGAAGTAAAACAGACGCCACGAGGGGTCGGGCTAATTGGTAGCACTGAGCCTAGAATCCACACGCCTTTATTAAAAGGACCATCCAAATCACAAGAAGTTGCAGATCTAGCTGAGAAAATTGGTTTGCCTTTGATTCCTTGGCAACGTTGGGTACTAGATGATTTACTAGCTTTAGATGATGAGCAGAATTGGCGCAAGAAAACAGCTTTGATATTGGTAGCACGTCAGAATGGCAAAACTCACCTGGCTCGCATGTTAATCCTTAGCCATTTATTCTTATGGGGTTCTAAGAATGTGCTGGGCATGTCTTCTAACCGAAATATGGCATTAGATACATTTAGGCAAGTTGCATACACGATTGAAGATAATCCATTCTTAAAAGACCAGGTAAGGCAGATCCGCTTGGCTAATGGTCAAGAATCTATTACATTAAAAAATGGCGCACGCTATGAAATTGCAGCTGCGACCAGAGATGCACCACGTGGCAAGACCGCGGATTTCTTATACATTGATGAGTTACGCGAATGGACACCCGAGGCGTTTACAGCTGCATTACCGGTAACTAGGGCAAGACCACAAGCTATGACCTTAATGACAAGTAATGCTGGTGATGGATTTAGTACGGTGCTTAATGATCTACGTGAACGCTGCTTATCATACCCACCTGACAATTTAGGTTATTACGAATGGTCAGCACCACAGCATTGTAAAATTCATGACCGTAAAGCATGGGCTATGGCTAACCCAGCATTAGGGCATTTAATAAGTGAGCAGACTTTAGAAGAATCTGTAAACACAAATAGCATAGAAGCTACTCGTACTGAGATGTTATGCCAGTGGGTAGATAGCACAGTCAGCCCCTGGGTGTATGGCAGTATAGAAGCATGCAGTGATAGCACATTAGAGATCCCTGTCGGCCCGATGACTATAATGGCCTTTGATATTGCACCTACGCGCAGATCCGGTGCTTTGATTATGGGTCAGATGAAAGATGGCAAGATAGCGGTAGGCCTTGCACAACTTTGGCATAGTGATATTGCAATAGATGAAGTCAAGATGGCTAGTGATATAAATGAGTGGGCTAAAAAATACCATCCACATATAATCTGTTTTGACAAGTACGCCACGCAGTCAATAGCAACACGATTAGAGCAAAGTGGTTGGCGTATGCAAGATGTTAGCGGCCAGGCGTTCTACCAGGCATGTTCAGATTTATCCGATGCTATGGCTAATAGCAGAATGGTTCACAGCGGTCAAGCAGATCTAGTACAACACCTAAATAATTGCGCTGCTAAGACTAGCGATGCTGGCTGGCGCATAATTAGAAGAAAATCAGCCGGTGATGTTACAGCTGCAATATCTTTGGCCATGGTTGTAAGCCAACTGACACGCCCACAACAAACCGCGCAGATATTTGTCTAACTTGCACCAATAGTCCGATTTATGGTATATAATACCTATATGGGTCTATTGTCTGCTTTGGGTATTACAAATAATAACAAAACCGTACAAGCGCAATACGCCCCTGCCGTTATGAATGATGGCTACACCTATGGTGGCGTTGGAAATGCTTTCGGATATGGCCCACTAGATCGAGCACTGGCTATGCAAGTACCAGCTGTCGCAAGATGCCGTAATTTAGTAGCTGGTGTAATTAGTTATTTACCTTTAGAACTTTACAAAAAATCTACTGGAGAAGAATTAGGTTCTCCTGTATGGTTAGAGCAGCCGGACATCCGTCAGCCTAGATCCGTCACGATAAGTGCCACCGTGGATTCGTTAATATTCTACGGTGTCGCTTATTGGCGTGTAACTGAAGTTTATGCAGATGATTTACGCCCATCACGTTTTGAATGGGTCAGCAATCTAAGAGTTAATGCACAATTAAATGCTAAAGGTACTGAGGTTTTGTATTACACCGTTGATGGTGAAAAAGTACCTATGGTTGGTCCTGGATCATTAGTTACATTCCAAGGATTAACGCAAGGCGTATTGCAAACCGCTGGCCGCACAATTCAAGCAGCATTAGATTTAGAAAAAGCCGCAGCTGTAGCAGCGCAGACACCAATGGCAACAGGATTCTTAAAAAACACTGGCGCGGATATGCCAGAATCACAAGTACAAGGATTATTAGCAGCTTGGAAAGCAGCACGTCAATCTAGGTCTACTGCATACTTAACCAGCACGTTATCTTATGAGACTGTTGGATTTAGCCCTAAAGATATGATGTATAACGAAGCATCACAATATTTAGCAACACAAGTTGCCCGCGCTATGAACGTTCCTGCCTATTACATTAGTGCTGATATGAATAACAGCATGACCTATCAAAATATTATTGATGGCCGCAAAGAGTTCGTAGCTTACTCCTTGCAGCCATTTATCTGTGCTATTGAAGATCGCCTATCCATGGATGATATTACCACTAGGGGCAATGTAGTCAGGTTTAATATTGAAGAATCATTCTTACGCGCTGACACAATGAAGCGGTTAGAAGCAATAGAGAAAATGTTGGCTTTAGGTCTGATAGACGTAGAGCAAGCTAAACAAATGGAAGATATGTCGCCTAACGGAAATGAGAGCTATAATGTTTCTTAATTTTAGTAGCGCAATAGAAAGTTCTGACAGCGAACGCAGAATTATCGCTGGCAAAATTGTGCCATACGAAAAAGTAGGATTTACCTCAGCAGGCCCAGTTGTATTCGCCAAAGATTCTATTGATATTGGTGATCCTGGAAAGATTAAGATGCTTATGCAACACAAAAACG